AATAATACTCCTATTACAGAACATTTAGTATCAGGATTTGATGGATATTATACTTGGAACCCAATTGTTAGTTTATTTGCTATTAATGAAGATAGCGGTTGGGATCAGATTTATGCTTGTCAATCAAGATTTGAATATCCTAATTTTCCATTTACTATAATTGATGGTTATCATCAAGTTGCCCAAGATTATTTATCTACTGATTTAAGTGCTGCAGATGCCGCTAATGTTAGTTTTCCTATTTATGATTATTCAGGTTGGCATCGTACTGATCCTGTATCATTGATTAATGGAACTTGTGTTGGTAGCTATATTGGCGGTCAAATGGGCTGTATTGATGGATATGGTAATTATAATATTTATCGAGGCTTTTCTTTGCAAGACCAAAATAATCAGCGTCAAGAAATTAAATTAAGCATTGATGGTCAGCCAGCGGTCTTAATTCAAAGACAACAAACTGGCATTACTTGTTCTTGTTATTTAACTTCTAGCGAATATCCAGATGATAGGTGTCCTTACTGTTTTGGGACTAAGTTTGTGTTAGGATATCAACAATATTTTAATCCTCGTTCTTCTGATGGTAGAATTAAAGTAAGATTGAGCCCAACTGATGAAAATTTAAAAATGACAGAAGCTGGTTTGGAATCAGATTTTCCATTAAATATGTGGACTTTAACTGTTCCAACTATTAAAACTAGAGATATTATAATTTTATTTGATCAAAATGATAATGAAGAGTTTAGATACGAAGTTGGAGCCGTTACACGAAATAAAACAGTTTTAGGATTAGAAGGTGGGCAAAATTTAAAAACTTTTAGAATTAGAAAAACCGATCCTGCTTATCAGGTTCGTGTATTTGCTAATACTGCCAGCTTCCCTCAAACACTTAATACTACTTTAGGGTTTGCTCCTGGATTACCACCTCATACACACTCTATTGTTGTTAATGAAAAAACTTTAGCCATTAGTCAAATAAATCAAATAACTGGAATATCTCAAGGTCATTCGCATGAAATTGTGAATGGTGTAGTTATGCCAACTTTGGGACATTTTCATCAAATTATTTTACCATAATAACCTATTTTAATAATTGAATTAATGCAATACCTAATTTATAGGTATTATATAACATATAATTATGGTTGATAGTCAAAATCCAACATCTCCTAATTATACGCCCGGTACTGGTCGATTAGTAACTGACCGTTTTGATTTTCAAAAACATATCGATGGCTATTCTTTTAGACATCAAGCCCCTCAAATAGATTTATTTCCTACTTTAGTAATAGGTGGAAACCCTCAAAATAATGTCCAGCAGGCTTTAACTACTATTTCTTCAATGTTAGTTCCGCCTACTATTCCTGACGCCACTTCTTCAGTTAAAGGAATTATTAAATTGGGCGGGGATTTATCTGGAATAGGTGGAACTGCTGCTGCTCCAAAAGTCTCGGCTATTCAAGGATATCCCATTCTTAATGTAGCTCCAAGTGCTGGATATGTATTATATTATAATGGTTCAGCTTGGACTCCTCAATCATCAGCCTCTGCTTTTACTAATATTACTATCAGCAGTGGAAATACTTTAGAAGTTCAGTCTGGAGGCACTTTATTATTAGATGCCGGCTCTACATTTACTTCAAGCGCTAATACGTCAATGACTATTCCAAGCGGATCTATAACATTTCAAAATGGAACGGTAGCTGAAATGGCATTTGGCTCTGAATTAGATATTGCTACAGGAGCTAATGAAACGGTAGAGGGAACTATAACTATTGAATCGGGCGGAGTTTTTGTATTAAATAGTGGATCTACTTTTACCGCTAATACCCCTCTTAATTTAGCTAGTTCTGGATTACCAGGTAGTGGAGCTATTCGTATGCCAAATGGCACCGCTATAGTTGCTACTAATGATAGTAATACCACTGATCTTAATTTAATTAAAAGTTATAGTCCGGCTCCAGGGGCTAATCAGGTTATTATTGGAGATGTTGTTAATGTTCCTAATTTATTATTAAAATCTTCTACTAATACTAATTTAACTACTGGTTCTCAAACTTTATCGATTCCTTCTACTGGAGGGTCTACATTAACAGACTCGGATAGCAATGTTCTTAATGTAGGTGAGCTTGTTTTAACTTTAAACAATGCGGCTACTACAACTAGTACTTCTGCCGTTGCCACTAATTTAACATTTAGTGCTGCTACCGGAGAAATATGGTATTTTAAGGTAACAGGTTTAGCTACAGGTTCAGCAGGAATTAAATTTGCTATTGGTTCTAGTGGTTCCGCCGCAGTTTTGGCTACTATTTTTACCACTGGCAGCTTTGCTACTTCTCCTACTATAGAAACCGCAAATATTAGCACTATTAATGTTTTAAGTTCAACGGTCGCGGCAGGTGGTCAATTTATTATTGATGGATTTATTGATATGATTTCTTCTGGTTCAGTTACCATTCAATTTGCTTCTCCAACTGGAGCCTCAACACACGTATTAGGTGGTTCTACTCTTTTTGCTTGTCGTACAACTCTTGTTTAATTGTCGATATATCATTTATTTGGTATAGTTTATTAGGAGAGTAAAATGAGCGAAGATGTCTCGCCTAAACCTGATAGAATATTAAGATCTATCCAACAATTAGGGCTATACAAACTTTTGTTTAGTCAAAAGGCTGCTTTTTGTTTTATTTTATTAATAACTGCCATTGCTATTGTAATTTTTTCCAGTTGGGCAGTTTGTAAACATATTATTGACTCCTCTACTTATGGAACTATAATAATGACTTTTGGTGGAATTGCTGCTACTTTAGCAGGTATTTATAACGTAGTTCATGGTATGAATGATAGATATTATCAAGGGACTTGCTGGCAGCAAAATAATCAATTAAATCCATTACCTCCTAACTCTAATTTACCTCCTAATGGAACTATATGAGCAATTATCCTCAAAACATAGATGATGACAATTCTATTCCACCAGTCAATGATAATATTGATCAAATTGGTGGAGATGCAATTAATGCATTAAGAGATGCTGTTATTCAAATTGAAACCGCATTAGGTCTTAATATCGCCGGAACTTCTACCTCCTTAGCTTCTCGTTTAGGCGTCTTTATTAATCCAGATGGATCTCCCAATGCTTCCGTTATTTATGGATTAGGTTTGGTTACGCTTCCCATTACTAATAGTCAAGTTTCCGCTACCGCTGGTATTCAAGAGTCAAAATTATTATTAGATTATCGAACTCAAGATTTATTTAATTATATCAGAGACTTATCAAGAGATGTTAATAATGCTAATGGCTGGATTAATGTTACTGGTGTTAAATTAGAGCCTCATTTAGCTGGACAATTATATCGTCATAATTTGGCCGAAATTGATGTAGCTGAATTATCTGTTCAATATCTTAATAATGTATTTAGAGTAAATAGAAATAACACTAATTCTTATACATTAATTAATGATTTAAACAATGAATTATTAGCTCATCAATGGGCAGACGGTTCTATTTTTGGAACTATTCAAAATATTATAACTAATGATGGATCTACTTATCCATCTAATTATGGACATACTGCAAGCGGAATATATTTAAATACTTCAAGATTTAGTATTATTCCTCAAACCTCTAATGATTTGCAATTATTTGCCGATTATATTGATAATTCTAGCATTTTCTTATTGGGAACTCGTATTCAGAACTTATATTCTGATGGTATTTCAAGAGTATCTCGTTCTTCTAGCTTAACTTCTGATGGATATGGTCAAAGTGTAGTCCCTGCCACTCCAGTTATTACTTATTTACAAAATTTGGGTAATAATAATGCTCCATTTGATGATATCAATACTGGCGATGATATTATCCAGTTTATTCCTTCTACCGCTAATTCATCTAGTAATTTATTTGATGCTCAATTTGCCTTAGCTAAAGCAGGAGATATAATTACTGTTAATTATGGCACAGTAGAAGTTTCTTTTGTAATAAGTGAAAAAAAATATATTCAAAATGGCGGAAATAAAAAATATATAGTTAGAATTTTAGGCAAAAACTTAGCTTATAATCCTTCTGCCATTGCTAGAATAGATCGTTCATTAGTTAATGATAATAAATATGGCGTTTTAACTTTATCTGCAGTTAATAATAATTTTACTCAATTACCAAGTTTAGTTGTCTCTACTCCACGAGGGGCTCAAGCATTAGGAATTGATTTTAGCCCAGATCAATTTGATGAAAATCATTATTTATTATATTTAGCTCTGTATCCAACTGGAAATCCTCAAGATGGTTATACGATTTTACCAGCTTTGGACGTTACTGGTAATAGAGGTATTACTCCCGGCCTTTATACTTTAGACTCCGTTGTTGAAGCTACTAATAATGCAGTGCGTCAAGCAGGATTTAATTATCGATTTGTAGCCTTTTCTTATCAAGGCAACTTTGGAATAATGCTAGCAGACTCTTATAGTAATGCTGCTTTTTCTATTTTAAGCGGGGTAGTCAATTCCAGCGGAGTTTATGATCAGACTTCCACTAATTTTGCCTTTCCATATAATGTAATTGATTTGTTTCCAACAATAGGGTCAATTGCTCAAGATCCATTGGGATTGGGCCCATTTAATGCTAATTTAGCTAGTCCGCCTTATATGAGCAGTTATGCAACAGCAGAAGCTTCTCAATTACCTACCAAACTATTTGTTCCATTAAGCAGAAATAATTTTTATGTTAATGGAATAGAAAAAGACCGAATGTCGTTAGATGTAGGCCAAGTATTAGATACTTATGGCGATGGTTATTGGAGAGCGCAAGTTATTGATCAGCAAGTTTATCCTGGCCCAACTCCAGTAGGTAGAGTTCAAACAACTTATCGAGTTCCATTAGATCTTTCTACTTCTAACTTAAAAATAGGTAAAACTTTAGTTGTTCAATCTGCTGGTCAAGGTAGTTTAGTAGATTTTGGACGGTTTATTATTCAATCAATCGCTTTTGATTGCAGTCCAACTAATTTTACAGATATTACCGTTTATGATGCAGTTCATGGAACCGGATTTTCTCCAAGTGCCACGGTTATTCCATTAGATGGATATGTTAATCTTTATTTTAATTCCGACTCAGTTTCTTTTGATGCCGAAACAGCTACTGATTTTACCAATATAACTCCGTTTAAGAGACATTTTGAAGTTTATATTGATCAAAATAGTCAAACTTTTACACACGAGCGCAGTCGTTTTTCAGCTAGCGGATCTACTATTTTAGTTAATGGAACTACTAATTTATATGCTACCGCTGATTTATCTAAATTAGATTTAGTTGAAGTATCTCCTAAACTTAGAGGATATCAATTTGGTAGCGTTACTAAAATATCTTTAAATATAATTAGTTATAATAGCACTACCGGAGCTTATGATGGTTATTTGGCGTCTTATGATGGAACCTCATTAACTCATTTGGGTCCAATTAGTTCTGGGAAAAAAGGCGAAGTAGTTAGATTTTATGATGAAACTAATATCGATTACCTAGATATTACTTTTAATTTAACCGCTTCAATAACCAATATTACTAATCAAATAATTGATTTTCAATTATTTCCAACTTTATCTTTAGATCAGCAATTGATGTTTTTAGGAACTTGCCAATTAAATGATACAACTAAAATTGTCAATTTAGTTAAAGATCAAAGACAATTTGGCAATACCAGCGAAAAGGATTTAACCAGTTCTGCCCTTGATTATATCGCTTTTCCAGAAAAAGCTTTGCATTTTAACGGAGTATTAAGAGGTTTTGATGTTGTTAGTGTTAATAACCAATTTATTTCATTAACTGGTGGAGAAGCATTAGTTAATGGCAATTTTGAATTATTAAATGATCAAATTTTCACTATTCCTAAAGTTGCAGAATTATATTCATCCACTTTATATCCTATAAATTGGGCATTATGTGTTAATGATGAGGGTGAATTAGTAATTATAGCATTAACAGATTATGATAGTGTTTTAGGAACCCCTAATGCTCCGGCTCGAATTATTACGGTTACCAACGCTGTTAGTGGAAACTCTTATGCTGTTGATTCAACTACCTTTTCTAATTTATTAAATAATCGTAAAGATTTAACTATTCTTTATATAGTTCCTTCTACAGTTTCTGGAACAGGTGGTAGTGCTACAGTTTCATTAACTGTGCCATTTCAAGATGTTAGAAGATTTAACAACGATCAAGATGCTAATATAACCGCGGTAGTAACGGATGACAATTCTCAAGGCAATTTTAAAACATTTAATGCCGCTGCTAATTGGATAAGATTAAATAATAAATATCAAAATACTATTCAAATAAAAGGATCAGCTACTGCGCCAGTAGATCCGTTATTTAATTCTTCTAATAATATTCAAATTATTGGCCAAGGAGAGGGGGCTACTCTTACTTTTAGTAATTTAAATGCGGTTAATAATACTACTTTTACTAATTTAACTTTAATATTTAACACTAGTATTAGTTTTATAAATGTTAATTTTATTAATTGTACTATAACTTTTAATTATGAATTTACAATGAACCCAGGGTCTTTTGAGAATTGTACTTTAACAGGAACTCATTGTACCTTAACAAGCACATTTATTGAAAATACTTCTATTACTTTGCCTGGAACCTTTACCGCCACTTCTACTAATGCTAATTATTCTACTTTAATTTTGAATGCAGGCGGAACCTTTAATGGAAGCAGTTTTAATAATTGCAATATAACAGTTGGAAATACTATAAATACAACTTCTAATAAAGTTAATGTTATTAATTGTAATTTAACTATTAATACTCCTGAAGCATTTAATCTTGAGTTTGACTCCAGTAGTAATGTTGTTTTTGAAAAAAATATATTTACTTGGACTATGTTAGGCGCCCCAAGTGGGGGATATACCAGCTCTGATTTAGTTAATAATGGAACTGGGCTTATTTTCTCTAGTATTGGCTCAACTCCATTAAATGGATTAAAAATTAGAGATAATACTTTTACCAGCGCATTAACTGATAGATTTTCATTTGTTAATTTAAGATTAACTAGTAATACCTCTGTGGTAGAAAATGTGGATATTTGTAAAAATCAATTTTTATCCACTTCTACTTCTGAAGATATTAGAGCTGTAATTGCTATTATTTCAACAGTTTCTTCTGTAGGAACTACTTATCCAATTTATCCACGTTTAGTTAATGTATTTATTGATGGTAATTTTTGTAATTATAATCAAATGGTTGTAGTTTCTGCTACTAGAACTGCCGGTACTCCATTAACTGGAGCAATGCTTTCAGCAGTTAATACTAGAATAACTAATAATACTTGTGGAGCTATTGGATTTATAACCGCTGCTGATTTTGTGTCTGATTTCAATAATTTAACTACTTCTACTAATGCAGGAACAGTAGGAGATAAACAAGATCAATTAACTATTAGTGGAAATGCTTGTAAGTTTATTGCTAATTTAGATAGTTTAGGTCAATATATACCATTTAGAGCTACAGCTTTCCCAACAGATACAACTAATTATTTACCACAAGGAACTGGAAGTTTTAATATTTTTAATAATGCGGTAAGTTGGATTCAAGTTGGGACTAATTCAGTTAGTTCTCCGGCTAATGGAGGGACTATTTCATATAATAGAGTTTCTCCAACTAATCCAGCTTTTTTATCTAATTATACTAGTGGGGGTATTACTCCTGCTAACGTAGGCATTCTGTTAAGAAGAGGTCAAGACGCGGCTGGATTTGCGCACAGCACAATAACTGGAAATACTTTATGTCAAAATCCGGTTATGAATAATAGTAATGCTAATGTTAATTATTATTATGATGCCGGAATTGTTTGTTTTGATAATGCTAATATCAATGACAATAATATAATTGGAGTCGTTAATACGGCAACTAATTTAACCTCTCCATTTTCAGCTATGATTTATTTATGGAGCACTAATAAAGTAATAGTTTCTAATAATAATTTAGATAGAAATGGATTGGGAATTACAGCATATGTAGCTGGACAAACGGCTGCCACTAATTCAGTAGTCATTACTAATAATACTTTTGATAGTCAATATACAGATGCTTCTAATACAGTATTTAATGATTTAAATGCTAATATTCCAGATGCTTGGACTTATTCTTATAATAGAAATCAAATAAGTTATGCTTCTATTCCAATTTTTGAAATGACACATAAACAAAATCGTATTACTAATACTGACGCTAGTGTTAATGGAGCGGCAGCTTTTGGAGCTTATCAAGCCTATGATTTTAGCCAGCCTAATAGCCCTAATGCTTTAAATCCTCTTTCTGGAGAAACTGGAATAGTTTTTCAACCTGGTTTTACTTCAATTTCTGCCACTTTTAGCGTAGAATTAAAGAATTATTTGCCAGTAGGAAGTAAAGTTTTATATTTAGTATTAGGTATATTAAATCCATTATTTACAGATGGAACATATACTTATATTACATTTACAACTAATTCATCAAATGTTTTTCAATTAACTACAATAAAAGATGACACTTCTCAATTTAATACTTCTTCTTTATTTGGAGGTATTGCTGATATATCTACTAATTTTTATGGTTCAGGTTGGATTAGTAGTATTTATTCTCCAAGTTCTGCCCAATATATTTTAAATACAAGTGGTCAAGTAACCAATCTTAATGCGGCCACACAGTATTTAACTATAGATATGTCTGGGGCGCCCGAACCACTTTATATTGGCCGCGAATATAGTACTAGAGTAATATTTTCGTCAGTTATTTATAGTTTAACTACTAACCCAGCAATGTTGGCCTGTTCTGCTTTAGCTATTAGGTTTATTTATTCATAATGAGTTCTAATAACTTTTTTAAATCAGATCTTTATGGAATATACAATATTGTTCAAGCTTCAATGATTGTTTATCCTAAAGAAATAATTATTGCTACTTTAAGAGATTTTTTTTCAAAAGATAGTTATTATCACTTTTCTAAAGATGCTTTTGGGTTTCCTAATACCACCGATCATACTAATTTGCCTTTGGGAGCTGATTTGCCTTTTGGATCTAATGCTCATCCAGAGCTAAATCCTCACCCTGTTTTGCCCACTCGCCTATTTATTGGCGAAAATTATCGCTATGATGCCATTTTTTATCCAGCCATTTTCGTTAAAAGTGGAGGAAGTCGCTATGTTCCTATTTCTATTAATAGAAATCAAGGGGAAATTAAATATAGCGAAATACTTTATACTGATGGATATGGCAATCAAAGTTTAATTAGAAAACCAGAGGCTTTTTTAACCGCAGGAGTTTGGGAAGGATCAATTGTAATTGATGTAATGACCAGAAGTTTAAGATCAAGAGATGATTTGGTAGAATTAATTGGAATGTGTTTTACTGAAATACATTTTGAAACATTACATCAAATTGGAATTGTAGTCAAACCAATTAGTATTGGAAGCCCTTCTGAAACAGATGATAGAAATGATAAGCTTTTTAGACAAAGTCTTACTTTAGATATAAGAACTGAATGGAAAAGAGAAATTCCTATAGGAAATACTATAGATGCTATTCTTTTTACTGCTAGTTTTGCTAATTTAGATAATCCTAATAGTCCGGTGGCGGCTAATTTAACTATAAATACAGAAGTTAATATAACCGATATGTTAATTGGCCTTTAATATGTTAAAAATAACATATTATGCGAATAATAACACATAATGATAAATAATGAAAATATGTAGTAAATGTAATAAATTGCTTGAATTATTTGAATTTGCAAAACGCAAATATTCTAATGGCAAGCCATATTTATCTTCTGTTTGTAAAGACTGTTTAAGAATAAGTGCAAGAGAGTATGCAAAAAGTCATAGAGAAGAGCGAAAAGCATATCAAAAGCAATATACAATCAATAATCCATCATATAAAAAACTATATATATTAAATAATAGAGATAAAATAAGAAAAAAAGAAAGAGAAAGACGAGCGACAGATGTTAATTTTAAATTAAGAAAAAATGTATCAAGAGCTATTAATCGTGCCATTACGAAGAATAGCAATTCTATTTTAAAATACTTGCCATATTCTATTTTAGAATTAAAAGCACATTTAGAAAATCAATTTGATAATAATATGACTTGGGAAAATTATGGTAGTTATTGGCATATTTATCATATTATTCCACAAAGTATTTTTAAATATAACTCTATGGAAGATGAAGCTTTTAGAAATTGTTGGGCGTTAAATAATTTAAGACCATTAGAAGCTAAACAAAATATGATGGATGGCGCCACTAGAATTAGACATAAATGAGTTTAAATATGCGTATAATATCATATAACAATAGACTTAATACTTTAAAGGTGATGCAATGAGTAACATACCCGGCAATACTAATGCTCTTCCAGGCACATATACTAATGTTATAACTCAATCTAGCGGCGTTGCAATCCCTGGTGGTGCTCGCGTCACGGCAATGATTGGCCAAGGCTCTACTAATGAAACCATTGTTTCTCAAGCCCAAGGTGGTGGAGTAGATGGACTTAATCCTACTTATACCTCTAGTACTGGCGCTGATGGCAGACATTTTGCTTTAAGAAACTTTCCATTAATTGCTAATCGAACCACTATTTTTAAAAATGGCGTTCCTCTTAACTTATTAGAATTAGGTCCTATTACCGCTACCACTACTTTTAGCTATAGTTATGATGCACAATTAGATCCTACAACCGGCCATTTATTATTACAAGCAAGTCATTTACAAGATCAAGGAGGGGCCTTTTATGTTCCATTAACTACTAATGTAGGCTTAGGCTCTTTAAATGGATTACAACTATTAGATACTGATGCTCCACCAGAAACTTGGACTATTCGTTGTGTAGGCGTTCAAAGAAATGCTATGAACCAACCAATTGCCGGAACTGCTCAATTTGAGGCGTTTGGTTCAGTATCTGGATCTCCATTAGATGCTAATGGCAATCCTATTACTTGGATTGCTAATGGTCAAACTGTTAGCAATGGTATTTTAAGCTTTGCAATTACAGAAACTCAAGTTTCTTCAGTAGTGGTTTCTCCATTCCGTCAAGGCGATGGATTTACTATTATTGTTTCTAGCGGAGTTTTAGTTAGAGGCGATAGTTTAACAGCAACTGAAATACCTCAAGCTAATATTAATACACCTACTTTATGTTTAGGAATAAGTGATGTAGTTAATTTTTGTGGCTTACCAAGCACAAGCAATAATTTAAGTTTAGGCGGACAATTATTCTTTGCTAATGGAGCTTCTTCATTAATTGCTTTACAAGCGGCCCCTCCATTACCACGTAGAACTTCTTATGTTTTGGATCCAGTGGGAGTTAATTCATTATCTACTAATTTAGATGATTTTATCTTTCCGTTTCCATTAGGAGTAGTCCCTGATATTAATTCAGAAATACATGTTTTTGTAACTAATCCTACTACTCAAGTAGAAACTCAAATTTTACCAAATCAATATCCTTATTATACTTTAGGCACAGCTGGGCAACCAACTGAAAGCCAATTTATTTTAAGTAATGTTCAACCTCCAGCAGGATATTCTTATTCTTATACTGTAATTAATAGTTTTGAAGAAGTAGCCACTGGATATGATGGGTATATTGGTAGATTACCTGCTTTTGAAACTCAAGCGGTATTCCATTCTTCAATTACCTTTACTTCTACTTATGTAGGTAAATTACTTAAAGTAATTGACTCGGTTAATAAGGCTAATATTGGAACATTTAATATTACTGGTGTTTCAAATGGTCAATTAACTATTCAAACAATTACTGCTGGTGAGCCAGGAGACCCAATTCCTTTTGGAAGTCCATCAGGTTTTCCTGATTTAACCTCATATAATCCTGAAACTTTTGAATTAATTTATATTCCAACTGGATTGCCTGCAACCGGAGGATCTGGAACAGATGGAACCGTAGTTGCTCTATTAAATACTGGAACTGGTACTTTAACTAGTACTCAAGTTAATTTCTCTATCTTTGGTAATTCTAATACTATTGCCTCTGATTATAGATTACAAATTAATGGATCTACTGTTGGTAATAATGGACTTTATGATATTTTAGGATATGATCCAATTCATAATACATTAACATTATCAATGGCATTTGTTAGTGAAAGTAATTTAAGATACGAAGTATTAGATCCAACTGCAGTTAGCACATACTTGGTTCTTAACCATAACGTAGTGCCAAATGGTAATTATTTAAGAGTTACCATTGTTGATAAAAGAGATGCACCATTCTATGATGCTGGTTGGATTAATGCTTTAGAAACCCTACAAACGGTAGAATGTGATATTTTGGTTCCATTACCTAATCAAACGATTAGTGTTATTTTCCAAAATGCATTAAGTCATTGTATTGCAATGAGTAATATTGATAATCGAAAAGAAAGAGTATTATTTATTGGAGCAATTCAAGGATTAACTCCTGGCAATTTAACTGGCGCTCAACCAGCGGCTGTTGAAAACTTGGGTATTTTAGAAGGTATTCAAGGTAGTAATATAACCGACGTATTAGCAGGAAATGTGGAAGATTTAGCAAACTATTCAGTTTCTAATTCTTATGGATTTACCTATCGTTGTGTTTATTTTTATCCAGACCAAATTGTAGTTCAAGCTGGAGCGGATAATGTTTTGATAGATGGATTTTATTTAGCAGCAGCAGCAGCTGGATATGCAAACGCAGATTTATCTATTCAAAATCCATTTACTAATAAAGTATTTAGTGGATTTACTATTCTTAGAAATAAAACATTTTCTACTGTAGTATTAGAACAATTGGCGGCGGCCGGAGTCACCACTCTACAACCAGTAGCTGGTGGTGGTAAAGTTGTTTGGGGAATTACAACCAGTCAAAGCGGTTTCCCTGAAGAACAAGAAATTTCTATTGTCTTTATCAGAGACAAAGTTGCTAAAACATTACGTGCTGGATTTGCTGGGTTTATTGGAATACCAGATGGGCCTAATACTGCAGCTCAATTAAATACTGAAGCGGTCATTTTATTAAATGAAATGATTTCCCAAGGATTAATAACAGCATATAAGGGATTGGCAGTAATGCGAGACTCAGTTGATCCTCGTCAATGGGATATTGCAGTTAGTGTTCAACCTACTTATCCAATTAATTGGATTTATATTACAGTTTCAGTAGGTAATTTGGGAGCATAATATAAATAAATTAATATATAATTGATATATATTAAATAGGAGCTAATATAATATGACTAATAATTATCCTCAAACTGGGTCTATACTTAATTTAGGCGATTCATTTGGAACTAATACTACTGAAACAGCTGTTTCAACTAATATTTTGCTTGCGGTTAGAACCCCTTCAGGATATCAACCAATTGGTGCGGTTCAATCTATGCAAATTTCTGAAAAAAGACAAGTTAAGATGATTGATGAAGTTGGAACAGACGGTCATATTGATTCGGTTCCTATGAAATCTACGGATATAACGGGGACTTGTCAAAGAATAAGATTTCAAAAATTAAGAGTAGCTGAAGCGTTTGATCGAGGATTTTTACATGTAGCTGCTCAAGTTTATCCTTTTGACATTGTTATTTTTGATAAACAAAAATTTTCTGTTAATGCTCAAGTAACGACCATTATTAAAAATGTTTGGATCACTGGTATTGATTATACTTATCAAATAAGTGATTGGACAATTACAGACAGTATGCAATGGGAAGCAGAACATATTTATAGTCAAGTAAATGGCGGTCCAGCAGCCACTGGTGGCCAAGATAATTTGCTTAAGCCTTTTGGTGGCGCCTTTAATCCAGGATGGATTGAGTCGCAAACTGATATGGGAGCTGGCGGTCGTAGAGGTTCTTTGGATGCAGCTGGATTAATTGATATTGGAAGCTCTCAATATCCTGGTTCTACTGGTATTTACTAAAATTTAACCTTTTAAAAACATTGAATAAAACGCTCGTTATTAACTAACGAGCGTTTTTGATTTGTTATATAATAAATTAGGAGATTAATTATGGTTAAATATGAAAGTCCATTAGGCAATAAACAAATGGCTGGAGGCTCAGCGGTTAGCTATAGTGTTTCAGATGAAACAGGATACCAACAACAAATGGAAAATCAACCTTTACCATTTGATCAAGAAGTATTAAGAGAGTTTAATGCTTCTCAGCCACAAAGAAATACTACAGTTAGAGAGTTAACTGATGTAGAAAAACAAATTTTTAATGCTAAAAAAGCCAAAAGAGAAGGAAAAGAAAGATTATCTGAGGGAGCTAAAAGAAGAGTAGAAATGTTAATTGGAATGATTCAATTGACAAAAGACGTTGATATTGAGGGTAATTTATTTAGATTACAAACTTTACGCTCTAAAGAATTAAGAGAGGCATTGGTAGCAACAGCAGAATATGATGGTAGTATTCAATTTATATTTGAAACACGAAAACAATTATTAGCCAGATCATTAGTAGTAGTGGCAGGAGTAGAAATAGAACAGTTTCTTAATTCAACAGATTTGCAAGATCGATTAGATTTTGTAGAAGAAATGGATCATTCATTATTATTAAGATTATACAATGAATATGTTTTATTATCACAAGAAGCAGAACAGAAATATGCAATTAAGACAGAGCAACAAGTAAAGGAGGTTCTTGAAGATTTAAAAAAATAATAAATGAACCGGAACATCGTTTTATTTGGGAATTATGTAAAATTTATCAAAAACTACCAAATGATCCATTTATTACTGAAATGGACCCGGTTCTAAAAATGTGGTTGTATCATCAATGGATGGGAGATCATCGAGATGATGCTGAATTAGCTAAAAATCACGCATATCTATTAGGCTCTTTTTATAATCCAGAAGCAGTTCAAGATATGATGAATGATAATAAACACGAATCCAGCGATGAGGACTTTGAAGAGTCATTAAAGATGGTTCAACAATTTGATGCTAAACAACTTTCTACTCAAGAACCTATAAAAGTTAAAAAACGCAAGCGTAAAGCAATCCTAAAGGAATAATATGGCCGATCCTAATACTCCAATTGACTTAACTGCTCAGTTAGCTCAACAAAAAGAATTAACTAAAGAGCAATTAGAACAAGGAATTGCTATTGCTAAAGCTCAGCAAAATACAGATGCTTTAGCGGCTTCTCAAATTAATTTAAATGATCAATCTCAAAATTATTCTAGTATATTAAATAATTTAACTAATAAATTAAAAGATGTAGGAATTGGATTAAGTAATGTTGGTGAATTAACTGGAGCAAAAGCTACTCAATTTGGATTAATAAGTGCTGCCATAGTAAATACTACAGAAAAATTTCAAAATTTACAGTCTAATTTAGATGCTTCTCGATTAGGATCTTTTAAAGAACAAGCTAAAACTTTAATTGATACATTAAAAACAGCCGGCCCTGGCACTCAAATTGCTATTGATGCAGCTAAAAAATTAGCAAGTGGTCTAACTGCTATGGGTGGAGGTGGAAAAGATTTACAAGAAGCTATTAAAGCAGGGGAAAACGCATTAATTAATTATGCTAATAATATAATAAAAGGAGCTGATAATACTTTACGTTTTCAAAGTATTTTATTACAAGGAGCCGCGCAAGCTGGAAATATTACTAATTTATATAATGGTATTTCTGGAAGTTTTAAAGGAGTAGGTCAAAATTTAGAAAATTTAAATGAGGTAAGCAAACAATTAATTAGCATTCAAGCTCAATCGGCCACAGCTGTAGGAATAAGCAGCGATCAAATGGCAAAATATACCGCTATATTACTTCAAACCCCTGGTGGTTTAGAAGCAATGACTAAAGGTATAGATTTTGCTAGTAAAAATACTGGAGCTTTAACTGCCGTTTATCAAATAGCTCAAGCCAGTGGATTAGATTTTGCCCAAACATTTCAAGATGTTAGCCATTCAGTATTAGAAAGTGGCATGAGTTATCAAGATGCTACTAAATTTGCCTCTCGATTTGCAGATATTTCTAAAGATTTAAATGCTCCAATTTCAGATGTTCGTAAAGCTTTAATAGATGCCTCTAGTGGATTTAAGTTATGGAACTCTGGGGGAGAGCAAGCCGCTAAAATGAACCAAGGCTTAGCAGACAGTGTTAAAAACTATGCTCGGGCTTTAGAAGCAGCGCAGGTACCAGCTCAAGCAGCATTAGAGATTGCTCAAAGCCAAACGAAACAAATGGGCTCTTTAACTGAAGCTCAAGAGTCATTTATTTCATTACAAACGGGTGGTTCTGGTGGAATTCGAGGATCATTAGAATTTGAAGAATTATTAAAAAATGATCCGGTTGCAGCTCAGAAAAAGATTGCAGATAGTATGAAACAAGCTATGGGCGGAAAAATTCTTACTAGAAAAGAAGCTTTAGATACTGGGCAAGAAGATCAATATATGAAGCAAAGACTAATGCTTACTCAAGGTACTTTAGGTATGAGAGCTAATTCTAATGCTGAAGCCGATCAAATGATTAATGCCTTAAGTTCAGGCACTCAATTTAAAAAAACAACTGATTTAGAAGCTATTAAATCTCAACAAGAAATAACAGAAAAGGCAACCGATCAACAAAGATTAACATTTACTGGTATGAAACAAGCTAATTTAGCGGCTGAAACTGTTATGTTGCAAGCCGGAGTTATTAATACTGGATTTTTAGAAAATGCTTTTTCAGCTGGTTCCGGAAGTAATCCTAATGCTGGAGAAGGGATTAATGTTAAAGGCAGAGAAATATTAAGAAATACACAAGATAATGCTGCTAATTTTGATAATAAACAATTACCTTTAGACTCAGCATTTAAAAGTATGGGTAATGTTATTAACACTTCAGGAACATTAATTAAAAGTGGAATGAATAGTGCATTAGAACAAACCGGATTTAGAACAACCCCTCAAATCAGCAAAGGGGATCAAATAAAAAATAAAGTTGATACTAAAAAAGCTGTCAATTATCAAATAAATAATCCAGATCAGTATTTAGAAAGTCGCAATGCTGGCAAGCAAGTCGGAGCGGTATTAGCTAAAAATAAACCAACTGAAAATGTTGAACATTCTAATAAATCTCCATTGACCAATCAAGCTCATATGGGGGGTCCAATTCCAGTTAGTATTCCTGGAGGTTTGCACGTACATATAGCCGCCTGCCCACATTGTAAAACACCGTATACAGTAAATGCAAATACAAGCGCTCAAAGTGCTGCTACCAGCGTTGCCGCTTCTAAATAAGGATAATAAATGGCAAATTTTTCTTTAGACCAAGCTTTACAAGGAATTAGCGGAGTTCAATCATCTCTTAATGGTTCTAATCCGGCAACTCAACAACAATTAGCTTCATATCAATCTAATGGATTTTTAGTAGCTTCGACTCCAGAAGCTTCTGGTAATGGATTGCCCTACACTCAAATAGCCCCTGGTGTATCAGCTCAAATAAGAAGAAATATTATTACTTGGTTTGTTCCTCAATTTGGAACTGTAGAAATGTTTGTTAATCCTCAAAATATTACTTACAATCATAAAAAATTAATTAATAAAGATAAAACTAAAGGCGGGTATACTTTACAATATTGGGGAGAAGAATTAAGCACTCTAAATATTTCAGGAACTACAGGAAGTTCTGGAATAGAGGGTATTAATATGTTGTATGAAGTTTATCGGGCAGAACAATATGCATTTGATGCGGTTGGTTTAACTTTAGCTGCTAATAATGCTGCTTCAGATTTATCTAATAATATTTCTCAAGCTATTGGCGGAGCTATTGGTCAAGTATTAGGAAATACCAGTTTTACTTCAGGTCAAAATAATGTAGGTATTTTAGGAGGAATATTAGGTCTTAATTCTCCTAATAATTCATTATCAGTTAGAAATATTCCCACTTTAGCATCTTTAGCCTTTGGAGTAGAGATGTATTATAATGGTTGGGTTTATAGAGGATTTTTTGAAAATATGAATATAACTGAAAGAGCAGATAATTTTCTATTTGATTATCAAATGAACTTTACTATAACTCAAAGACGCGGATATAGGACCAATTACTTTCCATGGCATGAAAGTCCGGCCAGTGGTCATAGTCGATATAATACTCCGGGTTCATTTAATGGATATGTTGATATTAATACTAATCAAGGGGTTAATATTAGTAATGCTGGTAATAGTGGTGGATTATTAAATTCATTATTTAATTTATTATAAAGGTAGGTATAAAGTTGGGATTTTTAGGGTCATTAGGAGATGCATTAGCTAGCCAATTTCAATTGGTTAGTAATAATACCACATCATTGGATGCGGTAATTGATGGACAAAATGTTAAATATGGTTCATTGGGAGATTTTGCATCAAGATTTGATCAATCGGCAGAAAGAAGATATTTAGAAGAGGGATATTTAAGAATTGATCCTTATCAAACAGACCCTCGCCAATCTGAAATTATGTGGCAGCAGCCCAGCGCTACAGTTTTAGTTAAAAAGAAGATGTTTTCTTCAATTGCCGAAAATTATCGTCCTGATCATATGGATGTTGATGAGAGGCTTTTTTATAAAGCAATGGCTTTATTATTTCAAAATAAATGCGTACAGATATCGTCATTAGAACAGCTAAGTAAGATACAGCAAGTAACGGCGGCTGTTGGCAGTATTTCTGAACAATTAGTTCCTTATATTATTACTTTAGCAGATCAAGTAAATAATGGTTATGCTTCTCAAAATAGTATATTTGCTAATAATAGTTTATTTAATGGAATAACTTCTTCTGGTTTTGCCGATACCAAAAGCTTTTTAAAAGTGGTTGATCGATTAAGGACAGTTTATTCTTATAATAGAACTTCTAAATATACTAATTGGATTACTAATAGTAATGATATGTTTCAAGCTACTAAAGGTCCTGGAACTGGAGTAATTGAAATAACTAATTTTACTAATATTAGCACTACTACTAGTCTTAACATTGATCAGCCTGGAGGATTTTCTTTTACTATTGCAGATCCTTATCAATCAATGTTAATAACTGAATATGATATTGAAATTGCTTTAAGTGATGCTACAAACACATATTATCAAAATAAATCAATTCAATTAGGGGCTGTTTCTGCTAATCAAACTATAACTAATCAACAAAATATGTTGAATGCAGCTCGTTCCAATCGTAATGCCAGCCCAATATCATTTAAAATTGATAATAATAGTATTTTTGGAAAACCTGTTATTGCGGTTATTGATCGATTAGGTTTAGAAGTACCTTTTACTTACGATAGTTTAGGAGGAACTTTAAGTTTTGGATTAGGCAAATCTGTTAAAGTTCCCGATGATTATTTAAGAGGTGGTAATATTGCAGGGTATGATGGTTTGGATACTGGAAATATTACATTAGATC